GTCGACTTTGGTTTTCAGTTACAAATAAATGACTGTTAATGTTAGATGCCAAGTTCCTTAACACATTACAGTCTCTCGGTGCTAGTAATTCCTCCAAAGGTTTGGAAGAAAAATTCACAATTTTTAGTAATAAATTATCTATAGTCATTATTCAGTAAGTATACACTAACATGTATCAAAGGTCAACCGGTTAGAAAAAAATAGGCCTCAATATTATTTAAGGCCTATGGTCAGCATTTTGAGTAAATTAGTTAGATGGTTGCATCTTCCATTCCAGCAACACGTAATTTTACAATATTTGTAATTTGCCATTGTTTCTGGTCAAGACCTTTAATAACACCGAGCCATTTGTTGCGTAACAGAGCAAATTCATTAATAATTTTTTCCATATCGACAACATCTGCCTCGCCGTCTACGTATTTTTCACAATCTTTACTACTAAGAGCACGTTGATAGTTTTCAAGATATTTTCTAAAGAAACCACTTTTTAATCTACGTAGTTCGATGTTAAGATATTCTAAAATTGCCTCGATTTCTTGTAATTGACCAAATCTATGTTCAACCGTACCAGGCATACTAGCACTGGCCTTTTCAACATTTCCTCGCAACTTCACTTCATCCCGTGCTTCGACTAGTTCTTGTTCAAAATAAGCCACAGCATCGGGAATATGCGAAATATCCTTAGCAATCTTAGAATACCAACCCATTAAAAGTCCAATTCTTGTACGTCATCTTCCTCACTATCAATATCATCATTAAGATAATATTCAATAGCTTGGTCAAGAGTTTCATCTACACCAATAGCACCTTTAAAAACCTTGTCTGGCATGCCAAAATCAGCTAGCAAATCGACATAACGTTCTGCTACTGTTTCAAGTTGCTTTTTATCAATATATTCGACAAAGTTTAACCAGATATCACTAATTTGTGTTTCATTCAACATTTTCTTCTGTCTCCTCGGGAATGGTTGTTGTAGGTTTAATGTGATAATTTGCCATTATCATATCTAATTTATCATCTTTCCATTCTTTTCGGTATAATAAGGTTTCTTCCCCAGTAGTAGGATCAACATATTTTAATCTGTTGCCCTGTTGTACAAGGATGCCTTGTTTTTCTAACATATCGACCATGCCACTGTAAGGATTCATACCTGTTTCATATGGAATCTTAATTTGTACAGTTTCAAAAGGTTTACTGTAACGAGTTTTCATAATCTTGCAACTTGCACGAATACCCATTACGTCCGATACTTTGTTACCATCTTCGTCTTCTTTCAATTTCAACTTTTTCATGGCAACTACAATAGAACTTGCATAAACAAATCCCTGTCCACCTGAAATTTTGTCATCTGGATCAAACATGTCTTGGCTTGCGTATGTATGATTAGTACACACCATTCCTACATTGTAATTACCAAACATATTGACGCAATTACGAACAAGTGCTGTTAGTGCTTTAGGTTTACGACCCATGTCGCCCTTTAAATCTCCCGCTTCAAACTGATTGATATCGGTAGGGGTAAGCAACATACCCAATGAGTCTATGACAAATAAGACTTTAGGACGTTCGGTCATTTCTTTATACTCTTTCATGAACTCGTGAATGGTTTTTGCCACATCATCGATCATTGCCATGTTGAGTTTAAGGAGTTTTTCCTCACTTGTATCTACACCTAGTGCATGTAACCATGCTTCATCTAACGCATTTTCTGTATCGACTAAAATAACATAAATGCCTTGTTGTTGTGCGTTACGCACCAGATTGCCTGAACAGATAAAACTTTTACCTGCACCGGATTCTCCAGCAAATACAGTAACCTTACCTAACGGTACACCTTTATGAAAGTCGCCGCTGATAAGATAGTTAAGTGTATAATTGCCAGTGCTAATCCAATCCGTAGGATCATTAAATCCTACTCCAAGACCGTCAATGCTCTTGGTCAAAGTTTTTCTAAACTTTGATAAATCGAACGCTTTAGTGGCCATATTAGTTATCCACGTCCATTGTATTCCACTCTTGTACTACAGCAAGCATTTCTTCTTCTGTATTACAAAGAATCTTAGCAGTCTTCCAATCGTTTTCATCATCGCGACCGCCGACTTCAACCATAAAACCATTATCATAACGATTAATAGTAATAGATTCATTTACCTTACTTAGTTTGCTTAATTTAGACATATATTTCTCCTATTTTTATAGATAGCTCGGGCGTACAACTAAGTTGCAGAGGCCCTAGCCGTGTTTATTGTTTATTGCTTTTGACGATTACGAATCATTGCCAAGATATCTTGGGCACGTGAATCACCGGCGGCACTTGCTTCAGCTTTTGGTGCTGGCGCAGTAGTTTTTGCTACAGGTGTTGGTGTATCATCTTCATCGTTGTCATTTGCTACAGGTGCTGGAGTAGCTTTAGGAGTTGCTTTGTTAGGATCGCCAGTATTTTGGCTCATTCCAGCTGGTTTGAAATATTGTCCCCAACGATCCATGTCATATGGCTCGCCGTCAACACTTGCTTCAAACATTTCTTTCATAACTTTCAATTCAACTTCGCCTGGTTTCTTAGGCAAGAAATCTGACAAGTTAAACAAGCCATGTTGTTGAATAGCCGCATTTTCTTCATCGCTTAATGGACGCTCACGACGTGCCCAACTTGAAGTTGAGTAGTCAGCGTAACCACCTTTGCTAGATTTCTTCATGCGATAATCTAAACCGTGTACTAAGTCTGTTGGTAAATCTTCCAATTCTGGATCAACAAGTGCCGCACGGATACTTGTAAAGATTTGGGGACCAATGATAAATCTACGGATTGGATTTTCAGGTTGCTCATCACTCTTTTCGCCTAAGCCGTCTTCTACAACAAAGCCTTGGAAAATGTATGAACGCTTTTTCCAGTATTTACGACCCATATCTTCCAATGCTGGATCTTTAAACCATCCACGCACTTCTGAAAGAATAGGACATGTGTCGCCATACATTTCTACGCATGGAACTTGTACTGTTACTGGTTTGCTTTCTGATTCACCTTTGATTCCAGCGAATGGCAATTTGATCATTGCACGTTCTACCCAGAAAAAAGTGTTGTCGGTGTTACCATCTGGTAAAAATCTAAGTGTAGATTCGCCACCTTCTTTGAGATTCCAGAATGGATAAATTGATTTATCTCCACCTGAACGATTGTTGTCTGAACCTTTCGATTCTGCTGCCTTAAGTTTTGCTCTGATTTCTGCTAAAGATGCCATAATTGTTTCTCCTATTAATAGCCTTTGTTTTGCATTTCTGCGATTTTATTTGCCTATATTTGTTTAGAACCTACTAAACAAAAAGCGCATACATGTTATTGTATACGCTTTTATTTATGTTTGCAAGAGAAATCTTGCCCTAAATGTGAGTATTTTACTCGATTAACGTCCGCGAGCTAAACTAATAATTCTAGCTAAAGAGTCTTCGGTTTTAAACGATACGCTTGTATTTTCAGTTTCACTTACAGTAGTATGGCCAACAACTGCTCCTGGCTTTTGCAACGCGGCCGCACGACGAGCAACATATTCTGGATTATCAACCTGGAGTAAATCTGCTTGATTTCCTGGTTTGAAATCCATTCCTTGGCTCGAATCACCGCCACCAACTTTATCTTGTATACCCTTTAACATTGCCTGAGGATCCATGTTTCCGCCCATCGAAGGCATATTGCCTCCCATGTTTTTCATCATATTGCCTACATGACTTTGTATTTGCTGTCCCATTTGATCTGGATGGTCAGGATCAAAATTTAAGTCATTATCACTACCTGGCATTTTTAAATGCATACCTTTTGCAATATCTCTAAACTTACCCATCGCATCGGCATAACTAGCAGGTTGTCCATTAATAGATCCTGTTTGTGTATTGTTACTTGTAGAAGTTGCATTGTTTGAACTTGGCTCTGGTGTTCCACCATTAGCTTGCATGTATGATTTTTCTAATTTTTCTAAATCAGCACCTTGATGATTTGCCTTAAAATTATTCATCATAGTAGCAAAATCTGCGGCATCGTCTCCTGTGCCTTGATCTGCATCATATGCATCGCTAGCTTTATCCATTTCATTACGGTCGTCTGTTTCTTCTTCCATTGGATGTGCTTGGTGAGGAACACCTGCCAATTTTAAAATATGGGACTGTTCGTGACCTGTATCGCTTGGAGGATCTAAACGATCGATTAATTTACATACATGACGTACATCATCAGGTGTTGCATTTTCATATGCGCCATTTTTAAAATTACTAATCACATGACTCTTAGTCCAAGTTCCACCTTTAGTAAAATTACCTTCGTGTAAACCTTGGCTTTCTGCATCGCGATTCCAAAAACCACTAATGCTTTGCATAATTTCTTCTATACCACTTTGCTGTGGTTCAAATCCAAAATCTTGTGGACTCATTCCACATTCTCTAATTGTGTCGTGTAGTGTTTTTTTGCTATGCCCAAAATCTAATTCAGTATCTAAACCTGCGCCTGCTTTCTTGGCCATGTGGATTGCTTTAATTAATCCAGTTTTTGCTAAATGTTTAGCTTTACTATGAGCGGTGTGAGTTGCTCCACTTTTGTCTGTAATATCACCTTGAGCTTTTCTATAAGGTGGATCAAATGGAGGATTGTCTTCGCTTTCAGCTACAGGAGCAGGAGCTGGAGGAGTTTCTTCAGGTGTAGCTGGAGGTACTGGAGGAGCACTTGCGTCTGGAGCTGGAGGTGTTGCCTCTGGAGCTGGTGCTGGAGGTGTTGCCTCTGGAGCAGGTGCTGGACCGGCTGCCGCAATATCTTGGCCGGCTGCTTGCTCTCCGCCCTTAGTAAAATCAATTTGATCTAATGTATCTTGCAAATCACTGTTATGTTCTGCTTCATCTTGTAATGCCATTTGTAAGGCACTGTGTACATCTAGTTCTGGATCTAATGTTGCTAGTTTGCCTATAATAGCATTAGGAACTAGATCTTTTAAATCCATTGCTACGTTTGCATTACCAGCGGCTCCGCCTTTAAACTTATCACTAGATAATAGTTCATTCAAGTCTTTTATAGCTTGATCTCTAATGTCTTTATCTCCGCTAAAAATTCCTACGTGATCATCAACATTCATGTTTTCATTATAAATGTTGTTCATGAAACTTTCAAATTGGTCTTCTGGATTATAACTTTCGCGTTCCATACGAGCGTTAAACTCTGCACGACGAGCTTCGTCTCGTTCTTCGGCATGTTTTAACATTGCTTTAGCACGTTCGTCGCCGGCATCCGCTTTCTTTTTAAGATCTGCTCTATGATGTGCTTTTAAATCACGTGCATGTTGTGCGGCTACTGAATTTGGATTATAAGCGTCAGTTAATAAATCTTCTGGATCTAATTCTTTAACTGGGATCGAACTTTCATCTACCAAACGGAAAATATATGGAAATGCTGATTTTAAATCTTCATTAAATGTACGAATTGTCAAACGATCAACTAGATCGCTAACAATTTCTTCGGGGATCATTTCTTCTTCGTATGCTTCAAATGATTCTGCAAATTGTGAATAATAAGCAGGACGTTGCAACATAGCAACTTCTTTTTTAATTGTTTCAATACGCTCAAATACAATATCAGTAATGCCGCCCATTGCTTCTGCTAAATTTGCGTTACGACCAACATAACCTTTGAACTTACGCAACTGTGCTAGTTCTTCACTTAGACCAGTAATGTGTTTGCCAATACCGTCATATGGATTTCCGCCGGCTTTGATATGTTCTGCTAATGCACGAGCACCATTTAAATGTTTGTGCGGATAACGGAAACGTTCCCCACTTGCATTTTCAATGTAAATATTTTCAATATGCATTGTACGACCTGCTGGAAGATCTGGATTAATTGCTTGACTATGTTTTACAACTAGTCTTGCTTCTCCTAAATCTTGATAACTCATACGAGAGGTACCAAACATTTTGTTTTCCATAATAGGGTTCATCGGTTCTTCCTTAGCTTTGGATTGGAAAGCATAATCTCTTTTGTCTAGATTGCTTTTTCCAATATTTTTTATGTCAAAATTTAATAATCTATCTTTAGCAAAACGTCTGAAGCCACGTATAAATTTGTATGCCCCGTGATGTT